AGCAAGCAAATGTAACTAGGAATATATTATTATGAAATTAAGTGAAACTACTATTAACATCCTCAAGTCGTTCAGTACCATTAACACTGGTATTGAACTTCAACCAGGTAACGTCCTCAGAACTATTTCTCCGCAGAAGTCTATTATGGCTAAAGCAGAGATGGAAGAAGACATTCCAGGGTCAGGATGTTTCTATGAGCTGCCAAGATTCTTGGGAGCACTTACATTGTTTGATCAACCCCAGTTAGACTTCAATGAGAAGTACGTAACTATCAGAGACGCTAAGAGAAGTCTGAATTATACTTTTGCGGATCCACAGATGATTGTGACTCCACCATCAAAAGAAGTTCAACTTCCAGCAGTTGATGTAGAAGTTAAGATTACTTGGGCTGACCTAAACAATACTATGAGAGCTGCAAGTGTAATGTCTTTACCAGAGATTGCAATTACCAGCGAGGGAGCATCTATTAGCCTTGAGGCTATCAGCAGTAAGAATCCGACTGCTGACAAATACACTACTGTAGTTGATAGCAACTCTAGCGGCAAGTCTTTTAAGGCTGTGTTCAAACTAGAGAACCTCAAAGTGATGAATACGGATTACAATGTTGAATTATCAAGCAAAGGTATTGCTAAGTTCACTTCACTGAATAACAAGACGTGGAAGGACGATAAGCAAGAAGTACAAGGCGGACCAAAACTAACGTATTGGATTGCAACCGAGCAACATAGTTCAACTTTTGAGTAAATTATATTATGGAAAACTTTTTATGGACGGAAAAATATCGTCCAAGCACACTAGCGGATTGTGTTCTACCAGATGAACTAAAGAATACTTTTCAAAAGTTTGTAGACAACAAGAACATACCTAACCTACTACTAAGTGGATCAGCAGGTGTCGGTAAGACGACAGTTGCCAAAGCCATCTTAGATGAGTTAGGTGCGGACTATATTGTAGTCAATGGTTCTCTTCACGGTAACATTGATACCTTGAGAACTGAGATAATGAACTTTGCAACTACTGTATCATTCAGTGAAGGTCGTAAGTATGTTATCTTAGATGAGGCTGACTACCTTAATCCACAATCAACACAACCTGCACTAAGAAACTTCATGGAGGAGTATTCTGCTAACTGTGGGTTCATCCTAACTTGTAACTTCAAGAACAGAATCATAGATCCATTACATTCAAGATGTAGTGTGATTGATTTTGTGTTCCCTAAGAAGATGGCTCCAGCATTAGCTGGTACTTTCTTTACCAGAGTCAAGGGCATACTAGAAGGCGAAGGAGTAGGGTATGATGAGAAAGTTCTAGCAGAAATCATTCAAAGACACTTCCCAGATTGGCGTAGAGTTCTTAACGAACTTCAGCGATATTCTGTTAACGGGACTATTGATACAGGTTTACTAGCGAACTCCTCTCAGAACGCGTTTAATTCGCTTATAGCCCTACTAAAAGGCAAGAAGTTTACTGACATGCGCAAGTGGGTAGCACAGAATATTGACAGTGATCCCACAAGCATTATGAGACAACTATATGACCATGCAAGTGAAAAGATAGATGCTAAGTCTGTTCCACAACTTGTATTGTTAATTGGTGAATACCAATACAAAGCAGCCTTCGTCGCTGACCAAGAGATTAACTTGGTAGCATTCTTGACGCAAGTAATGGCTGAAGTTGAATTTAAGTAATGCCGTACATAGATAAGACACCCGTAGCGAGAGTGAAGGAAGCAATTGAGTTATGGAAAGGAGTGATGCATGATCCAAACCTTGATGGGTACAATGGACTTGCATGTAAGAAAAAAATACAGGCTGTAAGAGATGCAGCTATCGAAGCATTGAAAGATGCTCCGACTTATTATGGAGAAGACGAATGAAAGTAGCTATACTTGGAAACGGTTTTGTAGGTAATGCGACCAACCACTTCTTAACTAAATTCTGTGACAATGTAGAAATACACATTGAAGATCCAGCTCAAGGAAAAATGATTGAGGACTGGACTAATATTGAGTATACATTTGTATGTGTACCTACTAACCTGGTAGCAGGTAAGCTAGGACTAGGACATATACTCTCAGCATTCCAAAGAGCTCACGGTACTATCATTCTTAGATCAACCGTGGGACCAGACCAGATCAAAACACTAACAAAAGCAACAAACCTCAATATGATATATTGGCCTGAGTTCTTAAGAGAGAAGTCATGGAAGGAAGATGTGGAGAATCCAAACTTTCCTATCTTGCTTGGAGGTGACGCTAACAAGTTTCATCATGACGTACTGCCACATGACTTTAGGAATGTTAAAAGGACAAGTAATACAGAAGCGTCAATGATAAAAGTTTCTAGGAATGCCATGCTTGCAGCTAAGGTAGCTCAATCAAACATGATATTCGATATGTGTGAGAAATGGGGAGCTGATTACTATGTGATCCAAAACTTCTTAGAAGAAGAAGGAACACTCGGTAAGACTCATTTCAATGTACCAGGCCATGACAACCAAAGAGGGTTCGGTGGTAAGTGTTTGCCAAAAGACACTACTCACTGGGAGTCGTTGTTTGATGAAGATAATCTATACACAAGGCTACTAGAATATAATGAAACCCTTTGACTATGTAAACAGCATAAACTTCACTAAAGAGAACATGATGCGGGACACCGCCAATGATGAGCTCGCAGAGAAGAGCTATGTGCCGTACTTAACCAACAAGTCTTTATCATACTTTACTGATACATTACTATACGCTAACGAGATGAATAACTTACATCATCTTGATAACAAACTACAATATGAGTTTTATCTAAATATACTTAGAAAGAAGAAACGATTTGCGAAGTGGGCGAAAGCTGATAATAGTAATGATTTAGAAATGGTACAGAACTTCTACAACTATTCAATCACCAAAGCTAAGATAGCCTTGTCCATCTTGTCAAAAGAACAATTAAACATTATTAGGGATAAGTGCACGCGCGGTATAGACAATGATTGATATTAACTCACTAGTCGAGGTTTCATTAAAAGAAGCTGATGACTTTTTAAAAGTAAAAGAAACCTTAACTAGGATTGGTGTAGCTTCCAAGAAGAACAACACCCTGTATCAATCCTGCCACATCTTACACAAGCAAGGAAAGTACTACATTGTACATTTCAAAGAACTGTTTGGACTAGATGGCAAACCAAATGACATCAACGAAGATGATTTGTCTCGTAGAAACACTATCGCTAAGCTATTAGCTGAATGGGGTCTATTAGGAATTGTTAATCCTAAAATAGCAGAACCAGCAGACAGCATGAGCTCTATCAAGATTATTCCTTTCAGTCAAAAGAAAGACTGGAATTTAGTTGCCAAGTATAATATTGGCAAAAAGATCAGATAGGGGTTGCCTTAGCCATGATGGCCGGCCTGCAAGCGCTATTGCAGCCCCGACTAATTAATTTAAGGGTTGACTTTAAATAACAAAAAAAGTATTATAAATACTATTGCAATGCTCATAAGAGGTTGCATATAATAATCTTCGCTTTAGATAAGGAGGAAACTATGACACTATACGAAGAACCATTCGGTCGTCTGAGACCATTCGGAGTTGGGTTTGATGAAATGTTCAGAAAACTTGACGCAATCCACAATCAGCCACAAGGCAATTACCCACCGTACAACATTCTGAAGTTGACGGAGGACACTTTCGTTATCGAAATTGCAGCAGCTGGTTTCTCTAAAAAAGACTTTGGTATCAATCTTAAAGATGGATCACTACTAGTCAAAGCTGAAACCAAAGAAACCAATGACGATCTTGAGTATCTTCATAAGGGTATTGCAGCCAGATCATTTGAACGTGTGTTCGCATTAGCGGATCATGTTAAGGTCGAGGACGCAACATACGTGGATGGTATTCTAGCTATTAAGCTAATACGTGAAATTCCTGAAGAGGAAAAACCTATTGAGATCAAAATCAAGTAACGTTGACCTTAAATAGGAAATAACTTAAACTGGGGGCTATTAGTAGCCCCCTTCTTTGTGTGGGCATATATACTTTTATATACCGTAATATTTCGCATACAAGGAGGACAAATATGTTAGAGAGAATTCATAAATTTATGAAGTCAGGAAGACTGAATAAAGTGATTAAACTTGCGATCGATCGCAAGAAAGCAAGAAAAGGAAAAAGAAAACATGGACATGCAAAAACTTAGAGAAGAAATTGAACTTGATGAAGGGGTAGTCAATAAGATATACCTTGACCATCTTGGTTATCCAACGTTTGGAATTGGTCATCTCGTAAAGGATACGGATCCAGAAAAAGGACTACCCGTAGACGCACCAGTCTCTGAAAAGAGAATCGAAGAGGCTTTCCAACAGGACATGAACTGGGTTGAATCAGACTGTGTAAAAATGTTTGCAGAGTTTAGAGAGATGCCAGAAGAAGTCCAAAGAGTAGTAGCAAACATGATGTTCAATCTTGGGTACACGAGACTGAACCAATTTAATAACTTCAAAGCAGCAATTCGTGAAGGTGACTGGAACGAAGCAGCTAAAGAAGGACGCGACAGTAGATGGCACAAGCAAGTGACCAATAGAGCTGAGCGTTTAATGGTCAGGCTAGAAAATGTCTGAAGTGTTACTACAAGCTCTGAAAAAGAAGCTGGAAGGGGACGTCGCTGTAGCAAAAGCAAATATCGATGTCTATTCAAAAAGCTCAGTAGGTATTGGAGAACATCCAGATATCGTACAGGCAATTGAAGACCAAGTAGCAGTAGCAGCAGAAGCCCAAGATAAATTAAATATGATCGATAGCATCTTACAGGATGAATTAGAACTTTTATTGGATTAAATTATGTTAAAATGGCTCAATGGAGACGTGAGCGACAAAGGTAAAATTGGTATAACCTTTGGAGCATTTGATTTGTTACATGCAGGCCATGTAGCAATGTTAGCAGAAGCCAAACAAAACTGTGATTATTTGATAGTGGGGTTACAAAATGACCCCACTGTTGATAGACCAGAAAAAAACAAACCGATACAATCAATCTTTGAACGTCAACTACAAGTATGTGCATGTAGGTTCATAGATGAAGTTGTAGTGTACAATACAGAACACGATGTGATTGATGTATTGAAAGCATTGCCTATTGACGTTCGTATAATAGGTTCAGATTATGTAGACAAAGATTTCACAGGTAAAGATTATTGTGTTGACTCTGGTATCGAGATCGTGTATAATAAGCGTGATCATTCATTCAGTACGAGTGAACTTAGAACCAGGGTAGAAAAGCATAAATGAAATTTTATACAAGCATACATCAACACGGAAGCGAGATACTAGAAAAGTATATCGAAGACGGGGAACACAAACAAAGAAAGATTCCCTACATGCCTACTTTGTATGTTAAGTCTACAAGGCAGTCCCATCTTAAAACTATGCATGGTGAAATGGTTGAGCCTAAGATGTTCAACAGTATCCGTGAAGCTAGAAACTTCATACACGAACACAAAGGTATATCCAATAGTCCAATCTATGGTATGCAACAGTTCACTTATGCTTACATCAACGAAGAGTATCCTACTAGAGAGTTTGATGTTAACCAACTAAATGTATTCAACTTCGATATTGAGACTAAGTCTGATGAGGGGTTTCCTAACATTGCTGAAGCAGATAAAGACATTCTATCTATTGCTATCAGATGCAAAGGTCAATCATACATCTTAGGCTGTGGTGAATACGAGACTAGTGGTGATGACATATACATTAAATGCTCCAGTGAGAATGACTTGTTACTCAAGTTCATTGATCTATGGCAAGCAATGGATGTTGATATCGTTACTGGATGGAACATTGAGATGTTCGATATTCCATACACACTTAACAGGATCCGTAACAGGCTAGGTAAGGAAGCTGTAGAACGACTTTCACCTTGGGGAATTGTAAACGATAGATTGATTCCTACTGCTCAAAGTATTGCAGCAGACGACACTACACCTAATGCTAAAGAGATATTTGGTGTTACAATTCTTGACTACATGAACCTGTACAAGAAGTTTACTTACTCTCAACAAGAGAGTTATGCATTGGACTATATTGGACAAGCAGAGCTTGGTGAGAAGAAACTAGATTATAGTGAGTATGGATCACTAAACGAACTATACATCCAAGACTATCAGAAGTTCTTAGACTACAACATCAAAGACGTTGTATTGGTAGAACGATTAGAAGATAAAATGAAACTGATAGAGCAGGCATGTGCGATTGCATATGATGCTGGTGTTAACTTAGTAGATGCATTAACATCTGTGCGTATGTGGGATGTAATCATACACAACTATCTACTGAGCAAAAATATTGTAGTACCTCCAAAGGAACGTCCTGATAAGGACTTTAAAGTAGAAGGTGCTTACGTTAAAGATCCACAAGTTGGATTACATGATTGGGTAGTATCATTTGACTTGAACAGTCTGTACCCTCATTTAATTATGCAGTACAATATCTCACCAGAGACATATGTACGAGACATTGGTCAGCGACCTACTGCTGATGAGATTATTGGTGGTCTATATAACAATCAAAACATAAGAGATTTTATGGATAAGCATAACGTAACTGTATGCGGATCCGGTGCAATGTATACCAAAGACTTTCAAGGGTTCTTACCTAAGTTGATGGAGACAATGTACAACGACAGAGTTGTGTGGAAACAAAAGATGATTACCGCACAAAAGAAATATCAAAAGACTCCAACAAAGGAACTAGAATATGAAATTGCTAAATGCAACAATATGCAAATGGCTAAAAAGATACAACTTAACTCGGCATATGGCGCTCTTGGTAACCAGTATTTTAGATTTTTTGATACAAAGTATGCGGAGTCTATTACTCTATCTGGGCAGCTTTCAATTAAATGGATGGAGACTAAGATCAACGAGTACCTCAACAAGACTCTCGCAACGGACAGCGTTGACTACGTCTTGGCTGTTGATACAGACTCGCTATACATTACTCTCGACCAGTTGGTCGTTGGAGCAGGGGGGGCGGATCGTACTAATGAAGAAATTGTTGACTTCTTGGACAAGGTCGCTAAAGAAGTACTTGAACCATTTATCGACAAGAGTTATCAGGACCTTGCAAAGTATGTAGGTGCTTACGAACAGAAGATGGTTATGAAACGAGAAGCTATTTCTCGTAATGGAGTATGGACTGGTAAGAAGCATTACATCCTTGATGTGTATGACAATGAAGGTGTTCGATATGCTGAACCTAAACTTAAGACAATGGGTATGGAGGCTGTTAGGTCTTCTACTCCTAAAGTTTGTCGTGAAGCATTGAAAGAAGCATATGCTGTATTGCTCAGAGAAGGTGAGGATGCCTTAAGAGAGTACAGTGCTAACTTTGAACGTAAGTTCAATCAAATGCCATTCGAAGACGTATCGTTTCCAAGAAGCTGTCGTTACATAAACAAATGGAAAGATGCTGCTATGATATACAGGAAGGGAACACCTATCCATGTACGTGGCACTCTTTTGTATAACAAACTGATCGAAGAGAAGAAACTAACAAGAAAGTTCGATTACATTCACGAAGGTGATAAGATCAGATTCTGTTATATGAAACTTCCCAACCCAATACGTGAGAATGTATTCGCTGTTCCTACTGTTCTACCTGTAGAACTTGGACTGACTGGATTCGTTGATTACGAGAAACAATTTAGTAAATCATTCAAAGAACCATTGAGTAATATATGTCAGGCTGTAGGGTGGTCACTCGAGAAGCAGTTCGATCTGACAGCTTTCTTTGGATAAATAGTATAGAGGTACGAAAATGGTAGATAAAAACATAACAGATTTAAGTGATTTTGACTTTGGATTCAGTGTTGTAGATGCTGATGAGCTTGACGTTGTTCAATCAGTCAGACAAGAAGTCCAACAAGCATCAGACACTTCAGCAGAATGGCAAGATCAAGCCGACGAGTGGAAGCAGAAAGCTAATGCAATTTATGATGCAGTAATTCCATTACTCAATAACCTTCAAAGCAATGAAGAGAAAGAGTATATTTACTGGCCGAACAGAACAATTAAGATTGATCAGTTCAAATTGAAACTACAACAAGTTCTTAATGATTAACTACTTAGCTGCATTTGCAGCACTAAGTGTAGCAGGCGTAGCAGCCTTCTATTCTATAGTAGGACTCTCAACTATATTCTCAGGTGCATTCTGGGCTGTAGTGATAATGGCCTCCGTCCTGGAGTTCGCGAAAATTGTCACAGCATTATATGTCCATTTGCGTTGGAGTGAAATCAACACACTATTTAAAACATACTTATCGTTTGCAGTATTAGTTCTAATGCTGATCACATCACTTGGTATATTTGGGTTTCTATCAAAAGCACACATTGATAGCACCACAGTAATATCAAACAATGATATTGAGATTGAGTTAATAGATAATCAAATAAAAAGTGAACAAAAAGTCATTGATTACGTTGACAGTCAATTCAATTTATTAGATAATGCCTATGAGCAATGGATAGACAAGGGTTATATTACAAGGGCATTGAATGAGAGGGAGACGCAGAAAGAAGATCGCAAACAACTCGCAACGCAGCAGGCGCAGGCAGCAACATCACTCAAAGAACTCACAAAGTCAAGAGGTGAGCTTCAGAGAGAAGCCGTTGCCCAGCAATCAGAAATTGGACCCATCAAATACGTAGCAGAAATTGTATACGGTGATGATGGAGAAGATAGGATTGATGATGCGGCCAGGTTATTGATCATTCTTTTGATCTTTGCATTTGACCCATTAGCAATATTGTTACTGCTATCAAGTACAGCAGTCATATATAAAGAAGACAACTATCTACCTCCAATAGTAAGTGTAGATGAGATAGATGACTTACGAGATGCATCTGATGCATCATCAGCAGAATTGAATGAATATATTAAAAGAAAACGAGAAATATTTCCGAGAAAATAAATTATGTGCAGTGTGGAAGGTTTTACAGGTAAACACGATTTTACCATTGAAGAGTATAGTAAATTTAATGAGAACAGAGGTCCGGATGGTACAACATACTACAAGGACACTTACCTCAATCTAGGACATTCGCTCCTAGCAATATCACCCAACGAAACGCCAATGCGTCAGCCATGGAAAATGTCTGATGGTAACTATCTAGTGTGGAATGGTGAGATCTTTGGGTTAGAAGAAGGTACATTTGATACTGCATGGCTGTCTGAGAAGATTGTTGACAAATCATTAGCATTTCTTAAGTATGGTGTCAATTGGATGGGTGCTGGAGCAATCTATGATCCAAAAGCACTTACAGTAACTTTGTTTAGAGATCACTTTGGCGTAAAACCAATGTACTATATGGATATAGATGGCGAGTTCTTCTTCTCATCTACTCCAAGACCTCTTATGGCTGTTATCAATCAGAAGAGACCAGAGGAAGGTGTAAAAAGAGATGAAAAAGGCTGGAGCGTGTTCCAAGCAAATGACAGACATCTATGTGGCAGATACACTCAGATGGAAAGAATTCAAAGACTATCTCCAGGTCAGATTATAAAGTTTGATATTAGACAGAAGAAGATAATTGAAAACGATTCATTCTGGGGAGCAAAGTGGACATTGCATTCAGACATGATGTGGACCCCAACAGAGATGGAAGAACATTTCATTAAAGGGTTCAATGAATCATGTAATGCTCCAGGAGTCAAAAAGACAATATCAATGAGTGGTGGACTAGACAGTACACTAATCGCCTCACTAACAAAAGACCAAGACCTGATTGATGTTCAGTCTGTAAAGTATGATGAACACAGCGAAGAGGATGATGTAGTAAACGAAAACATGCTACAGGAGTGGGACATTGCTCAAGCCGCAGCTGAAGATATGGGACTCGAGTTCCACACAACATTCATACCATACAATCATCAAGACTTAATTAGTAAGGGACAGTTTGCATTATCCATTCCTCAATGGGATAGGAATAGGTGGACAGCAAGGTATGCAAATATCAAATCAGCTCATGATAGAGGATCCAAGATCTATATTGTAGGTGACGGTGCTGATGAGCTCCTCACAGGATATAATGGTGACTATGATTACTTTGGAAGAGAAAAAGGCAGACCAGCTATGTCCGAAGAGATAATAAAATACTTTGCTTCTAAAGACAAGAAGTGGGCTGAAGTTGAGGCGTGCACGCCTACACATATGTTTGGACATGACCTAGTCAACAATAGATTATTCACAAGAATGATACAGCATGTAGACTCGTTCTGTACCACAGTAGATCATCTGTGTGGAAACTTTGGTATGGAAAGCAGAATGCCATTCCTTCACCAAGAGTTAGCAAAGTACTTGCTAAAAATACCATCAGGCTATAAACTGCATGTTCCTTTCGACATAGAACCAAAAGAGAGAAATTATATGATGGGTCACTATAAGGGACTTATCAGAGACCACATGAAGCAACATTTACCTGATGTAGTGTTGGATCGAAGGACTAAAATAGGATTTGCAACACCGTGGAATGCAAGGGACAATACTATGAATATCAATCTAGCAGAAGATGATTACAAAATATTCAAAAGCCAGGTAGACAAATATTTTAGATTCGGGGTTGACTTCAATAACGAGTTAGAGGATAATGATATCCTAAACACGGAGAACAAAGATGGGTAATTTCTTTAGTAATTTTGTAGAAGACCTCAAAGATGAGGACACTACAATAGCCGCTGACGGTCAGTCAGCTGGTGAGTATAGTGGAACTGTTCCAACTGGATCATATATGCTTAACGCGTTGTTAAGTGGATCCCTGTATGGCGGTATTCCTAACAACAAGATAACAGCATTTGCTGGTGAGTCTGCAACAGGTAAGACATTCTTTGTCTTAGGTATTGTTAAGACCTTCCTGGATTCACATCCAGATGCAGGTGTAATGTTTTATGATACAGAAGCAGCTATCACTAAGAAGATGATGGAGGACAGAGGCATTGATACTTCAAGGGTCATCATCTCAGAACCTCAGACAATTCAAGAGTTCAGACACCATGCACTCAAATCAATAGAGCTATTTCAACAGACACCAGAAGATAAGAGGCCTCCTTTTATGTTCGTGCTGGATTCGTTAGGTCTATTATCAACCACTAAAGAGCTAGAAGATATCGGTGAAGGCAAAGAGACCAGAGATATGACTAAAGCTCAAGTGATCAAAGCAGCGTTTAGAGTACTGACTCTTAAGCTAGCAAAGGCAAAGATTCCTATGCTAGTCACTAACCACGTATACGAACTTGTAGGAAGTTATATTCCTATGAAAGAGATGGGTGGTGGTTCAGGTCTTAAGTATGCTGCAAGTACGATTGTATATCTAGGCAAGAAAAAAGATAGAGATGCAACTACAAAGCAAGTCGTAGGTAACATTATCAAGTGTACCACATTTAAATCAAGGCTTTCTAAAGAGAATGCTGTGCAAGAAGTGTTGTTGAATTACACTACAGGACTCGATGAGTACTATGGTATGATTGAACTTGCTATAGAAGCTGGTATTTTTCAGAAGAAAGGTTCTAGGATTCAGGCAGGTGAAAAGTCAGTGTATGCTAAGCAAATACTAGCTACACCTGAACTGTACTTCACTCCAGAAGTGATGGAAGTCTTAGAAAAACACGCACAGGAGAAATTTAGTTATGGTACCGGATCCGAAATGGCATCTGAGAATATCGATACTGAAGAGTCTGTTTAGATTTGCTGCAGGGTTTTACCTCTGCATTGGAAATCTATTCATGGCTGGGACGTTATTTATTCTCGCCGAAGCACTAGGTATAGCAGAAGAGCTCGTATGAGCATCTCAGATATCAAACACATGGGAAAGTTCCATGTGGACTTCCTACGAATAGTCTTAGACTTACCACACGAAGAGATATCTCAATACACAATAGACTTTCTCGAAGAAGAAAGCAAGAACAAGAACTGGACACGCACCACTTATCACTCTATTGAGGCTAATGATAGGTGGATAGCGAACCTGCCGCATAGAGAAAAGATGGAAGAAGATATCTACAAAGCAGCAGAAGAATTTGTTGAACGTACAGGTAGAAAGAAGTTCAATGAAAAGCCTTTCTTGTTTTACTGGGGATCTGTTTACAAAGAACACGATCAGCATGGATCACACAACCATCCCAGATCACTGATTGCAGGAACATATTATCCCCAATCAGTAGCAGAGTCTGAGTCAATCACGTTTGAAGCACCGTGGTCATCTCATACAATGCATGATACACTTCCATTACAAGATAGTATGTGGAACTATCATCCGAACACAGGAGACTGTATGCTGTGGCCCTCATGGGTCAATCATAGAGTGGCTCCACAGAAGGCTTCAGACAAACTTAGAGTAGCAATATCATTTAACTTAGATTACGGTAGATACCATACATGATTGAGAATCAAATAATACAAGGACTGTTAACTGACGAAGAGTATACACGTACAGTGATACCTTTTCTAAAGCCAGACTATTTTGTTCAGACAGATCAAAAATTAGTCTTTCAAACATTTGTAGATTATTTTGAGAAGTACAATGGTATCCCTTCACAATCAGCAATTACAATTGATCTATCTCAGAGAACTAATGTTGATGAGAATACTATCAATGGAGCTACTGAGCTTGTTAAGAATTTAGATACGGACTCAAAGATAGATGAGTGGCTGATTGATCAGACTGAGACATTCTGTCAAGATAAAGCAATCTACAATGCAATCATGTCAGGTATCGAGGTCATTGAGAAGACACCAGAAGAGAAAGGTGTCTTGCCTGGGTTATTGCAAGAAGCATTACAAGTTAGCTTTGACAACTCAGTAGGTCATGACTTTATTGAAAATGCAGAAGACCGATTTAAGTTCTACAAAACTGTAGAAACAAGAGTGCCGTTCGGTCTTGAGATGTTGGATAAGATTACCAAAGGTGGTTTACCAACGAAGACACTTAACATAATACTTGCAGGCACAGGTGTAGGTAAGTCATTGTTCATGTGTCATTGCGCAGCAACGAACATGATGGAAGGTAAGAATGTACTATACATTACCTTGGAGATGGCAGAAGAAAGGATTGCAGAAAGGATAGATGCAAACTTATTAGATGTAACTATGGAAGAGTTGGATACAATCAACGAAGATGGTTACAACAACAAGATGGACAGACTTAAAGAAAAGATTACTGGTAAGCTAGTGATCAAAGAATATCCAACAGCAACAGCTAATTCGAATCACTTTAGACACCTCATACAAGAGTTAAGAACTAAGAAGAACTTTAAACCAGACGTGATCTATATTGACTATCTCAACATATGTTCATCGTTTAGAATACGAGGAGGATCCAATGCCGGATCATATACCATTGTCAAAGCGATTGCAGAAGAACTACGAGGACTGGCTGTGGAACTCAACGTGCCAATCATCTCTGCGACACAAACGAATCGACAAGGGTACTCGAGCTCTGATATTGGTTTGGAAGATACGTCGGAGAGTTTCGGGTTACCAGCAACAGCTGACTTCATGGTGGCATTATCGCAAACAGAAGAACTCGATAATCTTGGACAATTCCAAGTCAAACAATTGAAAAACAGATACGCTGATCCAGGTTTCCATAGGAAGTTTGTTATTGGTGTAGACAAGTCTAAGATGAGACTGTACGATGTAGAGCAGAGTGCACAGCTGGACATAGTAGATGACACTCCACTCTGGCAGAGTGGACATAAGCCAGACATAAAAAATATATTTGACGACTTTAAATGAGAATACTTGCAACCTACATGGGCCACGAGTCCACCATTACGATATACGATAATGGAAAGATAACAACAATAGAGCTAGATAAACTAACTGGCGAGAAATGGTTTAGAGGTGCAAACACACCTTATGCAGAACTAGCAAACATACTAGAAGAAGCATTTGAATACACAGGCGGTAATAAGTTTGATGTGTGGATCAATGGTTCGTTTGATCATGCCAAGTTCAATGGTCAGGTTTGGCATCAGAGGTTTGGAAGAATTGTTGATGCAAAGAGAGTAATTCATGGACCAGGACATCACTTGCTACATGCGTATTGTGGATTGTATCAATCTCCATTTGATAAAGCATTAATTTTTTCATCTGATGGTGGTGGTAATGATGGAAATTTCAACATATACAGAGCGGATAAAAAGACAGGAATCTCTTTGTTTGAAAACATAGATCGATTCGACTTCGCAAATACATATGGATTACTTGGGTCTCTTAGTCCTGAGATTAAAGAACAACATGACTTCTTAAACATTGCTGGTAAAGCAATGGGACTAGCGGCATTTTATACGCCACCAAGGCCATTGACTGATTTAGATAAAGGGATACGAGATGACGTACATGCAGCATATTCTGGACAAGGTACTAAACGGTTTTTTAAATATTTTCCAGAGTTAGGACGACCCAAAGATTGGAAAGCCAATAACATAGGTGTTAGTAGAACAAAGGGCTTAATACAGCTTGATGATGAGTTGGCTGCTAGAAGGTTATTGTATTGGAATCAGTACACACTCGATCATAAGATGCAAGCTATCCTTGATGATAGGCAGTATGAAGTATACAGTAGATATGATGCTCAGGTAATTCTAGTTGGCGGTGTTGCATTAAACGTCACAACAAACGAATATCTAAAACAAGATGGTTACAATACATTCGTACCATGTAACCCTTCAGATAGAGGATTGTCTCTTGGTATGATATATTGGTATCTATATCTAACTGGTATGGACATTCCAGAAGGTTCTCAACACTTCTCTGGCATGCCTTTGATCAAAGACAGGGTACAAAAAACCAAAAGAAAAGCGAGTATAAAATCTATAGCCAAGCTACTGAGAGAAGGAGCAATAATTGGTGTTGCAGAAGGTACCAATGAGATTGGCCAACGAGCATTAGGAAGAAGATCAATCATATGTGATCCATCAATACCAGATATGAAAGATAAGATTAACACTCAAGTAAAATTCAGAGAAAAGTATAGACCATTTGCTCCAGTTGTATTGGAAGAACACTTACATTATCTTGACACTGTAAGTACAGATAATTTAGAGTTTATGAGTTATGGTATGAAAACTACAGAAGAGTTCCAGGAATTATATCCTGCAGTGTGTCACGTAGACGGCACAGCTAGAGCTCAATTATGTACTGACACTAACAGTACGGTCTACAAATTGATGAAAGAATTAGGCACACCGCTATTGAACACCTCGTTCAACATTCAAGGGCAACCCATCATTGCTCGTGAATCAGAGGCATTTACTATGTTAGAACAAGGCGGATTGGATGCAATCCTCCTTGAAGGTGTGCTATATAAAAAACCACCAGATGATAAATAGATGTAGTTCTTGTGAGACTCAGTGGGGACTGGGACTAGAGGCAAGTGTTTAGTTAAACTAGACTTAAGGAATTGACGGGAGATATTGTGGGGTTCAACCTGTCCAAGAACACTTATTAGAAGGTTTTTTAGCGCGTCCATTGGACGCGTTTTTTTTGTGTTGAATAACATCAATTCTATTTAATAAACTCGAGTTTTTGACTTTTTCCTGTTGACTTCAAATCGACAATATAGGATAATAGTTGTATGTTAAGTAAGGAGAGCAATATGAGAAAAGATATGATAGAAGTGATGGATTCAGTAACCTTTAGACAGGACGGTTCATTCTTAAGAGGAATGATCAAAGAGCTAAGAAAAGACGGCATGACCGTTAAAGTCTACGAAAAAGATTTCATGAGTGATTATCACGGTGAGTTCGAAGGCTACATGATGGATATCAACGAATCTCAGTTTGATGATTTACAATTAGAGATTTGGGCTGATGGTAGAGGATGTGACAATTCAGCCATCGGAGTTAGTGGTTGTTATGAACCTTGGCATTGTGTATGGATGTTGTCTCAAATGATTGACCTTCAAGCTGTTGACTTCAAATCGTAAGTAGGGGATAATAGTTGTATGTTAAGTAAGGAGAACAATATGAGAATTTTAGGAAACCAACCAGAGCCAACATTAGTGATGGACTCTATGACAATTAGCGATTTTGAAGTCAGAACAAACTGCGAGTTGACTTTTGATCTTGGAAAAGAGATAATAGCTGATTACGTAAAGAAGAACTCAATCTTAGAAGGTTGTCAGTTTTCAATAAACGATCCAATGACCGTAGGAATTTATCCTAGCGAGAATGTAACGGATGGTGAGTTTAACTTTGACGAGTTAGTGCTCAAGTTAGAGAAACTTGGGTTTTATGGTAAAGGTGCTGGGTATTATACTCCGCAACAAATGTTTGACTTTTAGGAGATATTATGGCAAGATTAACAGAAAAGTGGACACCGACATTAGAAGAAGCATTTGGCGAGTCTGGTAAGAAAGGCAAAGCAGGTGAGGACTTCATGATGGAAGTGTTTGAATCGTGGGGTTGGGAATGTGAGCTGCATGAGTCTGATAAGAAGCTGCAGATGGATGGTATAGACATTACGTTTAGAAATCCTAAGTGGTTTAACTCATACACTTGTGATGTAAAAAATAACATGGACAAGTATGGATCTTTCTATGTTAACGAAGATTGGTTATTCAAAGGAAAGAGTGATAGAATTTTTCACGTCAATCCAGATACCAATTGGGTTGTGTGGTATGAGCGAAAGCAAATGCAAGATTATTATAATGGACCTAAAGGTGGTTATGTACAGATAACTACAAAGACTCAACCAAGGTTCGTATCTAAAGGGAGAAAGCAATGAACGAGAGAAAAACTAATCAAGTGCTAAAGATTGTAGAATCGATAGCCAGGCTGGATGGACCACAACTAGCCGTGTTCGGAGATCTTGCTGCAGAACGTAATTTGGCAGAGAGGATTTCATTTGCTTGTAATGTGGCAGAGATAGAAAAAAACCTAAAGGAGAGACGCGATGCATAGAGCTACTAAAAACGAGATGACATTTGATCGAGCAGATCGAATCGAGTCTAAGAAGCACAAGAACCTAGTAGAGTTCTTTTCAGCATGCCGAGAACGATTGTTCTATTATGGCAAAGAAGAGGAAGCGTTTTACTTTGAGATGTTGACAGAGTATGTCTCAGAGGGTGGTGAGCTGGATCCAAAGAATGCAGCAAGAGCGTTAGGACTATGAAGTTCTTCGAGAAGATGGCTTATGTGTTCATAGGTATCTTTATTGGGATGTCGTTTGCAAGTCAAGTACAAGCATTCGATGAGAACGAAGATAGGTACTGGCTAGCAATGAACATTTACTTTGAAGCAGGTAATCAGTCACAGGCTGGTCGTCTTGCTGTAGCTCATGTTACAATGAATAGAGTGGACCACTGGGGATGGCCTGGTACGATAGAGTCAGTAGTTAAACAAGGACCGACATTTGTTAACTGGAAGGGTAATGCATTGCCTGTAAGGAATATGTGTCAGTTTAGTTGGTATTGTGATGGCAAAGCTGATTTGCCAGAAGACAGCAAGACGTGGGAAGAATGTCTCGATTTAGCTGATTTAGTATTCAGTAAAGAGTTACATGACTTCACAGAAGGTTCTACTCACTATCACAATGATAAAGTTCATCCATATTGGGCTGATCATTTGCACAAGACAGTTACAATCGATAATCACATCTTCTATAAATAGATATACTATGGCAGACTTAACCTTTCATCAATCATTAGAAAGAGAATATGGCTCATCAGAGCTTATTCCTGACGTAAAGGGAACGTATGGTAAAAGTGATATTGCACCAGGTAAGTTGAAACTCCATGCTGATGACCATAAAGAGTTTAATAGACAATATAACCTAGCACCAAACAAAAACGTTGGTAATGGTGAGGTAGGATTGTATTGGTTATTCAATTACAAACCAAGCAATAGGAATAAGTCTACATTCAAACCAAACACTGAGCATGCTAAAGAGAATCGAGGTGGCACGGATCCGGATTTGGTTATTCATGGAAAAAATGTAGAAGCAAAGTCATATGAGCACTTTGCAGGTGTAGCTACTAACATAGGAAGATTCCAGGGACAAAAAGACTTTCGTAAAATGATAGCATATATGTTTGCTACCAAAACATTAGTACAGCCTGGGTTCCAAGGTGAATTGAACTTTGGATACCACGAACTAGCAGCAGGTGCAGATGACTTCTGCAAACTAAGACAGGCTCTAAAAATGGTAAATGAGCTCCACGACATTCCTATTTTTAAACGAATGGAAAAAGAGATAAAAGCATTTGATTCATTAGCTATGACAGCAATGGGATCAGATGCAGCCCACAAATGTGGATCGGGTGTGACTTCAACATCAAGAGTTGGAGGACATGCAATTGCTACTGAAATTATACGATATGGAATTAAAGAATTGTTAGGAAACAAACCAGGCGATGGAGGATACATCGTGAACATTGAAGGATCCAAGGTAACATGGAATGGTGTAATAGAATTCTTCCAAGTTAATTTAGATAAAATGAGCACAGATCCAATGATTTTAGGTATGGGTAAGTCAGCATCGCTTCCTAAAGCAACGATGGAACAATATACCGAACAGGCATCATCAAAGACATTTGGGTTCAATGGTGGTACGTTTATGGTAAACTTAGCGAGGTTATTCCCAAATTAATATGGAAAAAGCAACTAAAAATACACACTTAAATCACTTAGAAGATAATGTATTCCTAGGTGGGATTGATGGCGTAAGAGATTCAATAGACTTCTTACGTGCATTCAGAGACTTGCTTCAAGGTAGATCTCAGAGACCTCTTAACACAAGCGTTAAATGGGATGGAGCTCCAGCTATATGGCTT